GTAAGGATCATGGATATACTTACGAATTTGTAGAGAGTAAGTATTATGGTCTTCCTTTTGAGGTAAATGATAAGATCTCTAAGGAAGGTGTAAAGGATTATATGACTGCTATCTCTAAACACAAACCTAGAGATTATCAGATTGATGGTGTATATGATGCTCTTAGAAATAATAGAAAGTTATTAGTATCTCCTACTGCTTCTGGTAAGTCGTTGATGATATATGCCATCATTAGGTACTTTGTTGAGAATAAAAAGAATACATTGATTGTAGTGCCTACAACATCCCTTGTAGAGCAGATGTATAAAGACTTTGCTGACTATGGGTGGGATGTTGGATCATACTGCCATAAAATATATGCTGGTAGAGAAAGAGAAACTGATTCACAGGTTATTATTACTACTTGGCAATCAATATACAAACTACCCAGAAAGTATTTTGAAAGATTTGATGTAGTAGTTGGTGACGAGGCACATCAATTCAAATCCAAATCTCTTGTTGCCATTATGACTAAGTTGGGCAATGCCAAGTATCGTTATGGATTTACAGGAACTTTAGATGGATCAGAAACTCATAAGTGGGTATTAGAAGGTTTATTTGGTCCTTCTTATAAAATTATTAAAACGGACGAGCTCATGAAGAAGGGTCATGTAGCGACGTTGGATATTAATGTGCTTCTATTGAAACACCCTGCACATAAATTTGAAAACTTTGAAGAAGAAGTTCAATACATTATTACTCATGAAAAAAGAAATAGGTTGATTCGTAATCTTGCTTTAGATCTTAAAGGCAACACTCTTATACTATTTGCAAGGGTAGAAGCACATGGAGAACCCCTTTATGAGATGATAAATAGTAATACACTAGAGCAGAGGCATGTCTTCTTTGTTCATGGTGGAGTACCAACAGAAGACAGGGAAAAGATTCGTGAGATCACTGAAAATCAAGAAAACGCTATCATTGTTGCCAGTTATGGTACTTTTAGCACTGGTATCAATATTAGGCGGTTGCACAACGTCATCTTCGCCAGTCCCTCCAAGTCCAGAATTAGAAATCTCCAATCCATTGGTAGAGTCTTAAGAAAAGGGAATGGGAAAGTAAAGGCAACTCTATATGATATTGCCGATGATATCAGCACTAAATCTAGAAAAAATTACACGTTAAACCATCTAATAGAAAGGATCAAGGTTTATAACGAAGAGAATTTCAATTACGATATAGTTAACATACCAATAAAAGGATGATGGGAGAAGAATTTCATGGGGTAATAAAATTAATTACAGGTGAAGAAATCTTCGCTATGATTTCCATTGACGAAAATGATGGAGATCCAATCATAATGCTTCAAAGTCCTGTGGTAATGAAAGTATTAAGTAATGGAACAGGTCAATATGTAAAAGTAAAACCTTGGTTAGAATTACCAAATGATGATATATTTTTAATTAAATACGATAAAATTATTACTATGACTGAGATAACCGATAATCAAATGATAACTTTTTATGAAAGATATCTAAATGATGATGATCCAGATATGGAATTAGATGGAAGAGTAAAACTAAACACCAATTTAGGATTTGTTTCTACTGTAGAAGATGCTCGTAAGAAACTTGAAGATATCTATAAACTTAATATAGAAAGCTAATAAACCTATCTCATCAACCCTTACAGAGTTATTGTACCTAGATTCAGTCATCTTGTCAAGTTGAGTAAATAATGTTATAATACCAACAACAAGAGAACTATATGTTATGGCTAAGAAAAAATCTGAGCATTACGTAAATAACAAAGAATTATTAGCAGCGTTAATAGATTATCGTGCTCAAGTAGCTGTAGCAAAAACTAAGGATTTACCTAAACCTAGAATTAGTAATTATCTTGGTGAGTGTTTTTTAAAGATTGCTACACACCTTTCTTATAAACCAAACTTTGTAAACTATATGTTTAGAGATGATATGATCTCTGATGGTATAGAGAACTGTGTTCAGTACATTCATAATTTTGATCCAGCAAAATCTAGGAATCCATTTGCGTATTTTACTCAGATTATTCATTATGCTTTCCTAAGAAGGATTCAGAAAGAGAAGAAGCAATTAGAAATTAAGACAAAGATAATTGAGAAGACTGGATATGATGAGGTGATGGTAGTTGATGATGGAGCACTTGCAGGTAGTAGTTCTGATTACAATACTATTAAGGATAATATTCAGTATAAGTCTGGTAATAGATGAAGTTAGCTATAATAACGGATCAACATTTTGGTGCTCGTAAGGGAGCACAATATATAAATGATTATTTTGAAAAGTTTTACAATAATGTTTTCTTTCCCTATATCGAAGAGCATCAAATCGATACTGTTATTGATATGGGTGATACCTTCGATAATAGAAGGAATATAGATCTTGCTTCTTTAGAATGGTCTAAAAGAGTTTACTTTGATAAACTCCAAGATATGGGAATAACACTTCATAGTATCGTTGGTAATCATACAGCATATTATAAGGATACTAATGATGTAAACACAATTGATCTGCTGTTAACTGAGTATGATAATATAACTGTTTATTCAGAACTAAAAGAATTAAACATTGATGGATTAGATATTTTACTTGTACCTTGGATTAATCAAGAGAATAAAGAATCTACTTTATATAATATCAAGAAGTCTAAATGTAAAGTTGCAATGGGACATCTTGAGTTGAATGGTTTCATGGCTACTCCTGGTCATACTATGGAGCATGGTATGGATACTAAACCTTTTAATAAATTTGAAAAAGTTTACTCTGGTCATTATCATCAAAGATCTGACAATGGAAAAGTATTTTACTTGGGTAATCCATATGAAATGTTTTGGAATGATGTAGGTCAAACTAGAGGTTTTCATATCTTTGATACAGAAACCTTAGAGCACACACCTGTTAATAATCCATATCGTTTGTTTTATAATCTTTATTATCAGGATCATAATTATAAGTTATTTGATACAAGAGAATTAAAAAATAAAATTGTTAAGGTTATTGTAAGACAGAAAACAAATCAAAAACAGTTTGAAAAATTTATAGATAAATTATACTCTTCTGGAATACATGATATACAAATTATAGAAAATTTTGTTATTCAAGAGAGTGAAGATTTTGAAGCTGAGGAAGATGAAAATACTATTAGTCTTTTGAATAGGTACATTGATGACTCAGATTTTGATTGCGATACAGATATAATCAAGAGTATTTTACAAAATGTATATGTAAAAGCTTGCGAGGTAGAGTAGTGTTTCTTCTCACATTAAAAGATCAACAAGCCGAGGGAGCATATGCTGTTCATAACAGTTATGGTGAAAAGGTTCTTTTTTTGTTTCAGAAAGAAGATGATGCTGAAAGATATGCTATGATGTTAGAAGATCTAGAAAATTCGCCTATGGATGTTGTTGAAATTGATGATAACCTTGCAATTATTACCTGTAGACGCTATAATTATAAGTATGCTGTAGTTACACCTAACGATATAGTAATTCCTCGTAAAGAACCAATAGTTAATGATAATATTTAAAAGAGTTAGATGGAAGAATTTTCTTTCTACTGGAAATCAATTTACTGAAGTAGATTTTCAAAAAAATTCTACTAATTTAATTGTTGGTACTAATGGTACTGGAAAGTCAACAGTTCTTGATGCTCTTACTTTTAGTTTGTTTAATAAACCATTTCGTAAGATCAATAAGAGTCAGTTGGTAAATACTACCAATGAAAAGGATTGTATTGTAGAAGTTGATTTTGAACTTAACGGTAGACAATATTTGGTTAGAAGGGGTATAAAACCAAATAAGTTTGACATAGTTGTGGATGGTGATCCCATGCATAAGCAGTCTGATGATCGTGCTATGCAGAAGATTCTTGAGGAAGGTATTTTAAAATTAAATTATAAGTCATTTACTCAGATTGTAATTCTTGGTAGCAGTGCCTTTGTTCCTTTCATGCAGTTATCAGGAACTAATAGGAGGGAAGTTATTGAAGATCTTTTAGATATTCGTATTTTTTCAGCAATGAACTCTATATTAAAAGAGCAACTCAAAACTAAGAAGGATGAAATAAAAACTTTAGAGTTGAGTAAGGATAATATAAAGGATAAGGTTGAAATGCAAAAGAACTTTATTGATGAATTGGAGAGTCGAGGTAAGCAAAGGATAGAAGAAAAAGAAGGTAAGATAAATTTATTAGAAGGTGAAATACAAGAGACATCTGATGAAACAGAATGTATTATAAAAGATGTTGAGATGTTTACTAACGATCTTGAAGAACTCTCTAATGCTAAAGGTAAGTTAAAAAAACTAAACACTCTTAAGGGTAAAATGTCCAATAAGGTAGCAACCCTTACCAAAGAACATAAGTTTTTCACAGATAATACGGTATGTCCTACATGTACTCAGGATATAGAAGAAGAGTTTCGTGTAAATAGAATTGCTGATGCTCAAACTAGAGCAAAGGAGTTGCAACTTGGTTACAGGGAACTGGAGGAAGCAATTCAAAAAGAAGAGGAAAGAGAGCATCAGTTTACCAAACTATCAAAGGAGATTACTAAACTCAACAATGGCATTTCTAAAAACCATACTCTCATCTCTGGATGTCAGCGACAGATCAGGGATTTGGAATCGGAAATTCAGAGACTTACCGATCAGCATGCAAACAGAAATACTGAGCAAAGAAAATTAGCAGAGTTTAACGAAAATCTCCAGAACATTTTTGAAAATATAGCATCTAAGAGAACAGAGATTACGCACCATGACGTTGCGTACTCTTTATTAAAGGATGATGGAGTAAAGACAAAAATAATTAAGAAGTATCTTCCTCTTATCAATCAGCAAGTAAATCGTTATTTGCAGATGATGGATTTTTATATTAACTTTAAATTAGATGAGGAGTTTAATGAAACTATTGAATCTCCAATTCATGAGAAGTTTTCTTATCCTTCTTTTTCTGAAGGTGAGAAGATGAGAATTGATTTGGCACTTTTGTTTACTTGGAGAGAAGTTGCTAGAGTTAAGAACTCTGTGAATACAAATCTTTTAATTATGGATGAGATCTTTGATAGTTCTTTGGATGGTATGGGAACAGATGAGTTTCTTAAGATTATTCGTTTTGTAATCAAGGATGCTAATGTATTTGTTATATCTCATAAAGCAGATCTACAAGATAAGTTTGAGAGTGTAATTAAATTTGAAAAAATTAAAGGATTTTCTCGAATGGCAACTTAATAAATATTTAAAAACTATTAACATGGCTTGGCATATCAAAAAAACAAGTATGATTGGTGGAGACACTTATTATAAAGGTGATAATAGGTGGACTCAACTTTTTGAGAATAGGAAAACCTATACATCACAAGCAAAGGCAAAGGAAGATACTCCATATATTTGGACAAAGAAAACTGATTCTGGTTGGGATGTAACTGCTATTAAAGAATAAATTATGACAGATCATGAAGAAATCCAATCTCTTAAAAGAGAAGTGGCTGAATTAAAAAGAGATTTGAGTAAACTACAGAATGCTATAACTGGTCTTCCAGAAATAGGTGACAAGGTTCAAAAACGATTATGGTGGTAATGAACACTCCAAACTGGCAGCACCATTCTAAGAAGGATGCCAAACGAAAACTGAAACCCCAAGCATTACGCCAAGCGAAAGCAAGGCGTGGACAGTTGATAAACCGTCTACTTAACCGCCCACAGAGGCGGTTTTCTAGTATTATAGGTACATCAATCAAACAGATCCATGACAGTAAAGCACGAAATCAAATCACAACTTGCTAAACTACTTGCTACTGAGGATCTAGTGGTAGAGCATAAAAAGATTGAGACTGCTCAGTTTAATGTACAGACAAGGGTTTTAACACTTCCTATGTGGGAGAAGGCAAGTAATAATGTTCTTGACTCTCTTGTTTGTCATGAGGTTGGACATGCTCTTTATACACCTGATTATGATTGGTCTAAGGATCGTAAGATAGGATTTGATTTTGTTAATATAGTAGAAGATGCAAGAATTGAAAAGTTAATGAAGCGTAGGTATGCTGGAATACCTAAAACTTTTTATAATGGATATCTAGAATTATATGATAATGATTTCTTTGAAGTAGAAGGAAAGGATATCTCAGAATTTAATCTTGCTGATAAAATTAATTTATATTTTAAAATTGGTAATTATGTAAATATTGATTTTACATTAGAAGAAAAGATATTTGTTGAAAGAGTAAACAGATGTGAGACTTTTGAAGAAGTTCTAGATGTTGCTGAAGATCTCTACAAATATTGTAAAGGTGAGATGGAGGAAGATCTAAAGCAGCAGATAACAGAATTAAAAAATGAAGAAAGTATGGGTATAGACATGGAGGGATCTGGTAGTCCACAATTAGGTGAAGATGATAGTGATAGTGATTGTGATGAAGAGGGTGAAGGTGAAGAGAGTGAGCAAATTAATATGGATTATCAAAAAACCCAATCAGATCAACCAACCATAGAAGAATTACATCAACAACTTGAACATGCTGAACCAAAAGCAGATACAGTTGATGCACTTGCTGAAGGTCTTAAGAGTTTAATTGAAGATGGTTCTGCTGAGAATTTTTATGTTGAAATACCTAAGATTAATTTGGATAAGATTATAATTTCCAATAAACAAATTCATAAACTATGTGCTGAAAACTGGGAAGGATATATGGATAAAAAACCATACAGGTATGATGTAACAGAAGAAGAATTGGAAAATATGACAGTCTTCTCTGATGTTGATTTTCAGTATAAGAAGTTTAAGAAATCAGCACAGAAAGAAGTAAATTATTTGGTCAAAGAATTTGAATGTAAGAAAGCTGCTGATGCTTATGCTCGTTCTACAGTATCAAGAACAGGTGTTCTTAACACATCTAAACTTCATACCTATAAGTATAGTGAAGATCTTTTCAAGAAGATAAATGTAATTCCTGATGGAAAGAATCATGGATTGGTATTCATTCTTGATTGGTCTGGATCAATGGCAGATGTAATGGAAGATACTATTAAGCAACTTTATAATCTTATCTGGTTTTGTAGAAAAGTTTCTATCCCATTTGATGTATATGCATTTACACAATGTTTTCCAAATTATGATGAGAAGGGTGTACCAAATGTTCAATCATCTTATGAACCAAAATCTGGTATGGCAGCATTACAAGAGAGTTTTTCTTTGATGAATCTATTTACTAGTAGTGTAAATGGAAAAGAATTAGAAGAGCAAATGATTAATATCTTTAGATGTGCTCAAACATTTGGTAGAAATTCATGGACACAGTATAGTGTTCCTATTGGAATGAATCTTTCAGGAACACCTTTAAATGAAACTCTTGTATGTCTTCATCAAATTCTTCCTAAGTTTAAGAATGATCATCAATTACAAAAGGTTCAATGTATAATTCTTACAGATGGTGAAGCACATCCAATACGTTATCATAGAGAAGTACAAAGACATTGGGAGACAGAACCATTTCTAGGAACAAATTATGTTGGGTATAATACTTTCCTAAGAGATAGAAAGACTGGTAATACTTATAAGTTTGGGGAGCATTGGTCTACTATAACTTCAACATTAATCAATAACTTAAGACATAACTTTCCTGATATGAATTTTGTTGGTATTCGTTTACTTGCCAATAGAGATGCTAGTTACTTTATTCGTCAGTATTGTGGATATGGTGGTAAGGATTTTGATAGAGCAACAAAATCTTGGAAGAAGACTAAAACCTTTAGTATAAAATCTTCTGGGTATGATAGTTATTTTGGAATGTCTGCTAATGCTTTATCATCTGATGATGATTTTGAAGTTGATACTGGTGCTACAAAAACACAAATCAAAAGAGCATTCTTTAAGAGTTTGAAAGGTAAGAAAATGAATAAAAAAATTCTAGGTGAATTTATAGAATTGGTAGTATAAATAAACATACTTTACAACTTTTATCATGCCTAGAATTTCACCTAAAGATGCAGAAGGATTAATGAACGCATATGCTAAAGTTCATGCTCCTCAAGAAGAGCCTAAGGTTGAAGAACCAGAAGTTACCTCATCGGATGGTATTAATATTGATGGTGAGTCTCCTGAATAATAAATAACTAAAAGAATTGAGTAAGAGAAATGAGTAAGTTTTCTGAGGCAGCTGGGTTGCCTACAACATCACATGAAACTGGAGTTGCTGGAACTACTGCTCCTCCTGTTTCACCAGCACCTGATGTAGCACCTGTAACACCTCCTACACCTCCTGTGTATGAGAATCCTTTGGATGATATGCCAGTAGCTGTGGCTCCAGAGGTTCCACCTACTGTTGCAGATATACCACCTATTTCTGATTTAAGATGGATGTCTAAAATTAAATTAGAGGAAATTGGTAGAACTGTTGGTATAGAATTGGATAGAAGACTATCTCAACCAAAATTAGTAGAGCAACTTAAAGAGCACATCGAAAAAACAAAATGATGTGACAGTATATAAACTGGCATACTGGGGGTCGTAAGACCCCCCTTTTTTGTTTATAATATAAACAACTAAATAAAGCACTTACATCATGGCATTTGAAATTAAAATGACCAAAGATCAAATTATCGATGGATTGAAAACACTTTATGGAGATCAGTTTACCACTGCTGAAGTAAAGGCTTTCGCTGCCATGAATGACATCGCTTATCAGACTGTCACTAAAAAGATAAAGGAATTTAGAGTAAAACCTGGTAAGTGGAATTTAGAAGTTACTACAAATGCAGTAGAGACTATAGAAAAATCTTTCAGTGCTCCTGCTGCAGAACCAACAATTCAGCAAGATCTAGTTCCCACAAAGGATGATACTTTTGTTAAGTTTGGTCCTTTTACTGATATAAAGAAAGTAATTCAATCAAAACAGTTCTATCCTACATTTATCACTGGTTTATCAGGTAATGGTAAGACCTTTGGTGTGGAGCAAGCATGTGCTCAATTAGGTAGAGAACTTATTCGTGTAAACATTACTATCGAAACAGATGAAGATGATCTCATTGGCGGTTTCAGGCTTGTTAACGGTGCAACCGTTTGGCATAACGGACCAGTCATTGAAGCACTCGAACGAGGTGCTATATTGCTCCTTGACGAAATCGACCTTGCCTCTAATAAAATTCTCTGCCTCCAGCCAATTCTTGAAGGAAATGGAATCTTTCTTAAAAAGGTCGGGAGATTTGTCAATCCAAGAGCAGGATTCAACGTCATCGCAACCGCAAATACTAAGGGCAAAGGTTCAGATGATGGAAGATTCATTGGAACTAATGTGCTCAACGAAGCCTTTTTGGAAAGATTCCCTGTAACTTTTGAGCAAGAGTATCCTGCAGTATCTGTAGAGAAAAAAATTCTTGGAGGAGTTGCTTTACAATATGGTGTTACTGATATTGATTTTCTTGAGAGACTTGTAGATTGGGGTGACATTATCCGTAAAACCTTCTATGATGGTGGTATTGATGAAATCATCAGTACTCGTAGATTAGTTCATATTGTTCGTGCTTATAGTATCTTTAATGATAAAGCAAAAGCAATTCAAGTTTGTGTAAACAGATTTGATGATGAGACTAAGCAAGCATTTCTTGAATTGTATGATAAAGTAGATGCTGATTTCGTATTAACAACTGAGGAAGTATAATGAAGTCCTTTTCGCCTTGGGGTCCTCTGATTTATCAAAATAAGATATCAGAGGAATTCCACACTTTTCTTCTTGATGGATTAAAAAAATCAAGAAGATATGGTGATAATTATAAAAATAAACTTGTTGGGCAGATTAATTGTCAAAGAGGTGCTTTATATTCTAATGACGAATTAAAAAGTTTTCTTGATGAACATATAGGATCTTTTTCTATAGAAAATTTAAAAAGGTCTCAACAACAAGCTTCATTTCATGAACCTACATTTAAATCTAAAGAGTTTAATGATAAAAAACGACTCATAGAAAGATATGAAAAAGATTCAAAGTCTCTACCAGTTCATTACGAATTGCCAGAACCTTGGATTAATTTCCAAAAACCTAATGAGTATAATCCAATTCATGAGCATACAGGTGAGGTTAGTGCTATTATTTTTATTGATATTCCAGAAGAAATAAAAAATGAAAGAGATACTAGTCAATTCGATCATAAGACTAATGGATGTTTGGAATTTTTATATGACTGCAGTACTAGTTTTGTTGTAACCCCTCACAATAAAATGATATTTTTATTTCCTGCTTCTCTAAAACATACAGTTTACCCATATCAATCTGATGTGGAAAGAATAACTATGAGTTTTAATTTACCTGATAAACCAAAATTTATAATAGAAAGATGACTATTTGGAAAAATTACATTACTGCACTTGAAGAAACTTTTCCTAATCTATGGGTGGTAGAAGAGTGGGCAAGATGGGAAGGAAAGGATGCTAAGTTAATAGCCAATATTCGTGAAGGTACTCACTTTATAAAGGCAAGAGAAGCACTCATAACCGATCCAAACGCTGACATATACAATACAATACTCTACCCTAAAACAGGGGCAGATCTGCCTTGTTTTGGTATGGATCTAATGAAGTTCACTGATAAGAAGGTTATCATTGTATTTGACTTCCAGCATCCTAGAGAGAAGTATTTGTTCTCTGTTGATGGTTTACCTAAAGATGATGGTAAGTATAGATTCTTTGAGATGGGTAATCACTTCTCTGAGAATATTTTTGTAAGGTATTGTAAACCAGAAGAGGTTGATGAACATCTTGATATGTTTAAACAATACTTGACTAAGTACAAAAATATGTTAGAATTGAAAAAACCAACTGGTGAAGATACTACAGTCTATAAGGATTTTGATGCTTATATGACTAAACTTGATCCAGTCAGAGGATATTTAAAAACAAAGTTTGGTGAAGAGAAATCTGAATCCTTTGTAAATGATTTTTTATTCTGTTATGGTTAATGCTTGGAGTCTACTTTACGATGAACTTTATGGAGATGATAAAATGACTGAAGACACTAAAAAAACAAAATCTGATCCAGAAGATAGTGATTGGAATGATCCTGTAATTACATCTACCAATCTTGATGATACAATTAATATAGATGTTCCTGATTACAGTAATTGGACTGTATCAGATATGGATACATCTACTTACATTGGATTAGGTACAGAAGCATATCCTAGTACAGCATATATGGTTGATACTACTAACTATGGTGCAGTAAGTATTGATACATCTAATTTTGATACTGTTACATTTGGTGGTATGGAAGAAACACCAACACCTGGAATACAAAAAGACAATCCTAGAAAATATAAAGAAGATGAAGCTATCAAAGCTCTTCAGGATTATATCTCCACAACATATGGTGGACACTATACTTCCAAAGAAAACAACGTCCAGACACTTGATCTTATCGAGTCGGTTGGCGATGCGGAATCTTTCTGTCGTTCTAATGCAATCAAGTATTTGAGTCGCTACGATAAGAAAGGTCAAGCAAAACGTGATATACTAAAAGCACTACATTACACACTCCTACTTTATCACTTCAGTGGGCAATTAAAAGAGACAACTACCCGTGGATATGAAACTTTCTGATAAGACTTTAACTGTTCTTAAAAATTTTGCTGGAATTAATAATTCCATTCTTGTAAAAGAAGGAAACCAACTTCGCACAATGTCTGTTGCTAAAAATATTTTAGCAGAGGCTGATATTGATGAGGAGTTCTCACGTCAGTTTGGCGTATATGATCTTAATCAATTTTTGAATGGATTAAGTTTGCATCAAGATCCTGATTTGGATTTTACTGAAGAATCTTATCTTACAATTCGTGAGGGTAAGCGTAGGGTCAAATATTTTTATGCTGATCCAAATGTTATTATCTCACCTCCAGATAAAGCAATTACTCTTCCTAGTGAAGATGTTCATTTTCAATTAGAAAGTACATCATTAGAGAAACTTCTTAAGGCAGCAGCAGTTTATCAATTACCTGATTTATCAGCAGTTGGTGAAGCAGGTGTTGTTAAACTTGTAGTTCGTGATAAGAAGAATGATACTTCTAATGAATACTCTATAGTTGTTGGTGAGACTGATAAAGTGTTCTCATACAATTTCAAAGTTGAGAATATTAAAATTATTCCTGGTGCTTATGATGTTGTTGTTTCTTCTAAATTACTTTCTCGTTTTACTAATAGTCAATTTAATTTAACTTATTATATTGCTTTAGAACCTGATTCTACATTTGAATAATGTTTGAGACTATTCCTTTATTTTCTTTAGATATTCATAAAATTCAAATTAAAGAATGGAGTGAACATAAAGAGAGAATACTTTCATATATGACAAATGGACATAGTGATCAGGCTATATCCTTCACGGATTATTTTACATATATTTCGGAAGGTGAATATCCACCATATAGGGAAGAATTTCTAGAAATAATGAGTAAATATATTCTAGAATTTCAGGAATACTTTAATAATAATAGTGAAGAACCATATAAATTTACTAGGATAGCAGGTCCTTGGTGTCAAAAATATAACCGACATGATTATCATCCACCACATGATCATGGATCAGTTGGTTATTCTGCTGTTTTATATGCTAAAATGGAACCAGAAGTTCATCCTAGTACACAATTCTTTAGTCCCTTTCCTAATCATATTGGATTTAGAGAGAATAGGTTGATTAAAGTAGAGGAAGGTGATTTAGTAGTATTTCCTGCTAATCTTATGCACATGGCTCCTCCACATTATAGTGACGAAGAACGAATAATCATTTCGTTCAACATACAATAGTTATCATGAGTGATTTTATTTGGGTTGAAAAGTATCGCCCACAGACAATTGAAGAATGTATCCTTCCTGAAAACATTAAAAAAACGTTTCAGGATTTTTTATCTCAAGGTGAGATCCCCAATATGCTTCTATCAGGTCCTCCAGGCATTGGAAAGACCACGGTTGCTAAATGTTTATGTAACCAATTAGGGGCAGATTACTATGTCATTAATGGGTCGGATGAGGGGCGTTTTCTTGACACTGTTAGGAATAATGCCAAGAACTTTGCGTCTACGGTATCTCTCACGAGTGAGTCGAAGCACAAGGTTATCATCATCGATGAAGCAGACAATACCACTCCCGACGTACAACTCCTTCTCAGAGCGAGTATTGAGGAGTTCCAAAGAAACTGTAGATTCATCTTCACCTGTAACTATAAGAATAAGATCATTGAACCACTCCATAGTCGTTGTGCTGTCATTGACTTTGCAATAAATGGAAAACAAAAAGCAACAATTGCCTCCCAATTTTTCAAACGAATTAACTATATACTGGAGCAAGAAAGAATAGAGGCAGATAAGAAAGTTCTAGCAGAATTAATTAATAAGCACTTTCCTGATTGGAGAAGAGTTCTTAATGAGTGTCAAAGATACTCGGTGGGAGGTAAGATAGATAGTGGTATATTAGCTCACTTTAGTGATGTAAAGGTTAATGATCTCATTAAAAACCTCAAAGCGAAGAACTTTTCGGAAGTACGTAAATGGTGTGTCAATAACTTGGACAATGATCCTAGTGTTTTATTGCGTCGCCTTTACGATAGTTTATACGAATCCCTTGTGCCTTCCACTATTCCTGCTGCCGTTCTTGTTATTGCAAAGTACCAGTATCAAATAGCGTTTGTGGCCGATCAAGAGATAAATATGCTTGCTTGCCTTACAGAAATTATGGTGGAGTGTGAGTTTAAATGAAAAAGATTTGTGCTATAATAAGAAAATGGTTAGACCTAGACCACCACACACCTTGGGAGAAACATGAGAACTCAGAATAAAGAAAACTATTACTATGTCTTTTGGGTGATTGCTATGATTGCTTTCATAGCACCTCAAGTAATGACTGCTATAGCATATCAAAGACTTGGTGATATTCTTAGTAAACCCATTCAAGTTGAAGTTGTAAACCCTATGAGGATAAAGATGGGTATATGAAACAAACCAATCTTGAGGAAAAAATAAAAATTGCTGAAGACAGAATCAGTGAATTGAACATTTTAATTACACAATGGAGAAAACAAAATGATGAACAAAGAAAAAGTAAGGAATCAAGTTAAAAGTAGATTTTATTATCTGTTCTGGGGTATAGCAACAGTATCAGTTGTATTAGGTCAAGTATATGTTGCTACAGGATATAGAGTCTTTGCTCAATCATTAAATAGAATCTTTGATACTGTTGAAGTTCAAATCAATGATGATTATGAAAGGTTCTATTAGAAAATTAGAGAACCCTAGAACTGAAGAATATAATTTATTAAAATCTGAAATATTATCCATGAATTTTTTGTGGAAATATCTGGAGCATACTACTAGTCCTGAAGATGATGATGTATATTCTAATAATCCAGTATACCAACATTGTATAGTTTCTGGGGTTGATGTAAATCCTAATTTCTTAATTCCGCAAATAGAATCTCAATATGCAGAACTTGTATTTACTATTATAAGACAGATATTTGATTATAATAATATTGATTACACTCAAATACATAGATGCGTGATAAATCAGATTCATTATTATGATGGTATTCCTAGTCCACCACATATTGATCATTCCTTTTATCATAAAAATGTTTTAATATATTTGAATGATTTTGATGATGGTGATATTGGTGTTTATGATGAGGAAAATCATCTACAGAGATATAAACCTTTAGAGGATGATATAGTTACCTTTGATGGTTTATATCATTCAGTTTATCAACCAGCACCAAAACAAAGAAGAGTAGTTATTGTTTTTACTTATTCATGAGACCAGAAACTAGAGAAGCAATGGAAATGTTGTTTTCTGCTAAGTGGAACTTGCCAAAAGCAGCAAAACACTGTAGACTATCACATAAGGAAATGAAGATTACCTTTAGTGAGTATTGTGCTTTACATGAACCAACGCACAATAAATTTGAAACAGAACTTCAATTAGAATTAAATTATGAGCAAAAAGGGATTGAAAACTCCACTTAGATATCCTGGTGGTAAATCTCGTGCCTGTACCAAGATGGGACAGTTCTTCCCAGATCTTAGGGAGTATGTAGAATTTCGTGAACCATTCTTAGGTGGTGGAAGTGTTGCTATACACGTCAGTAAGTTATATCCACATCTAAAGATTACTGTTAATGATCTTTATGAACCT